TTATGACGCTAAACACGGGCATAATGATGAAAATATGACTGCTGATGAAAAGCATATTTCAAAGTTAGCAGGTGATATGAAGTATGATAAAAAACATCATTCACCAGCTACACATCCAGCAGGATCTAGTGGTAGAAAACAGGCTCACGAGCATCCTCATGGAAAAGGTGAATTAGTTTATGTAGATGAAAAAAAGAGAAAAGCAGCTACTGAAATGAGTGCTTTACATAGACACACCGATAAACATATTAAAAGAGAAGCTAAAAGAATAGCTAGAAAAAACGAAGGAGATGAACAAGATATTTATTATGAATTAAAGTCTCAAATTGACTCTGATAAAAAGAAAAAAGAAGAAAGAAATGCAGCACCGCAAAAGCACTGCATGGGAGATAAATAACAATTAAAAATTAATACTATGCCTAAAGGATTTGGATACGGCGGCGAGTCCGCTAATCAAGAAAGAAAAAATTTATTAAAAGACAACCCGGTTGCAAGAGATGCAAGTGGAGGAAGACCATGGATAGCTAAACACTTTAAATCAACAATGGGTTCAGCAATAAAAATGGGACATGAATCACCTAATGAAATGGGGCATTCACCTAATGAAATGGGACATTCACCTAATGAAATGAAATATGGTGGCGGACCAGAAATGGGTCATGAATCACCAGTTGAAAAAGAATTAGTTGGTAATCAAAAAAATCTACCAGATCACTTAAAAAAAGCTATTGAAGCAGCTCCTGAAATGAAAGAAGGTATGCATATGAATTATGATGGACCTAAAATGAAAGATGGTATGCATATGAACTATGATGGAGTATCTAAAAAATACGGAGCACCTACTCATAAAGAAAATACTGAACCATCAGAAGAACAAATGAAAAAAGCTGCTGAGGAAGCTGCAAAGCGAGCTGGAGAAATCGGTGCTTTTTTTGCTGAAGTAGATAAAAAAAATGCTCCAAAAAAGGTTAAAAAAAAAGTTAAAGACCTAAAAAAATAATTAATAAATAAAAATAAAAAAAATGAATCAATTTATAAAATTTGATCCAGCTGGAGCTGGAACAAGAAGTTATGGTGGTGTAATTTTAAATGTAGATATGATAGCTGGACCAGTAATACAGGATTTTCCTGCTGGAAATGGTGATCAATATCTTGGCATACCACTAAAATCAGGTAAGAATGCTTATATGCTTCTAGAATATTTAGATGCTGCTACTGCTACAAGCGCTAAACAAGCTTTAGAATCAGCTCTGTATAATTCAAATCCAGGTGTAGGAACTTATGAAATAGCAGGTGAAGTATCCGCGATTGAATACTCTGCTTAATTAATAATAATAAATAATAAATAATAATAAATAATGAAAGCATCAATAAAAATAACAAGTGTTGGAGGTGGTACTATTTCAGGTGGTCCTGGTCAAGTTGGTGATGTAACGGCTGGTGATTATAATTTCCCTATAGAAAACCTTGGAGCAACAGACGCTACTTTTGCCGGTAACAATGCTATGTTCATAATACTTAATACATCAACCGGTCCTAGCGATGGAAGCGCGGCATTAAATGCCTATGCAGCATATAAGTTTCATGTAAGCGGTAGTACAAACAAAGGTTTATTAGCTAAATCTTTTGTAGACGCTATATTATCTAATAATGGCTCTGGAGAATCAGTAGTTAAATTACCAGAAGGAGTAACTATTACAGCTTGGGAAATAACTGATCTACTATATTAATAAAGTCTAAAGTTTTAGACGATATAAAATAAAAACAATGGCAAAATTAATAAAATTTACAATGGTTGGCGTTGGACCAAATAATCCTAGTTCGCCTACTTCGTATAATCCATTAGGTGGACTTACAGTTCCTTTTTATATAAATGTTGATAAAATTAGAGGCATTAATTACGAAGATGATACTAATCGTGCCACGCTAAAAATTTGGATAGAAGGCGGAGGAGCTGGGTTTGCAAATGTAACTACACAGTCAGAAGTACTTATAATATACGGAAAATCAATTCCACCACCTTCTGATCCAGCAGTAAATGCAGAAATAGGACAAAGAGCAGTTCAAGCTTTTGTGAATATATTAGAAAATAGTAATCAAGATTCTAATATTATAGAGTTTCCATTTGTAGAAGGATTTAATGAAAAAACTGGCGAGTGCACAAGTATGGAAATAAAGTTTAATACGTAGATTTAAAACATAAAATGAAAAAATTTGTAAAATTTAATAATGCGGTTAGCGGATCTGGTCTTAGAGGAACAACTATAGCTATTGACAATATAGCTGTTATTGCACCCGCAAATGCATCATCTTCAAATCCAGATAGAGTTAACTTGTGGACACTTTCAGCAGGTAGTAATAATTTTCAATTAAATTTTGATGGAATTACAATTGATAATAAAAATGATTACACTGATAGGTTAGCTGAAGCTATAGTTTCAAAATCTGGAGGTTTAGTTGTACCCGCTGGAAGTAATTTATCTATTAGTGGTATAGAGTTCGGAGATCAACTATAAATAATGAAATCTAAAGGATTAGGAGATACTATTGAAAACTTCACTAAAGCTACAGGTATTAAAAAACTAACCGATATGATACCTGGTGGCTGTGGCTGCGGTAAGCGTAGAGACGCGTTAAATAAAATATTCCCTTATAAAAAATAATTATGGCTTTTAAATTAACAAATCCTCCATATAAAATAGATAATACTCCAGTTTATCATGTTGATATGGAAGACGGTGTGATGGGTAAAGCTAATAATAATCTAACTATTATCATAAACAAAGATGTTTGTCCTTCAAGAATACAAGATGTTATAGATCATGAAATGGTACATATTGATCAAATGAAGCGAGGTGATTTAAATTATGATGATGAAAATGTATACTGGAAAGGTAAAGTTTATCCAAGAAGTAAAATGAATGAAGGCGCTAAAAATCTTCCATGGGAAGCAGAAGCATATAAAAAATCATGAGTAAAAAACAATTTAAAGATACTACGGTAGGAAAACTATTATTAGGCGCTACGTCTGTAATAAACCCTACATTAAGTAATGTATTAAAAGGCGTAACTTCACCACAAGAAGCTATTGCAGAAATAACTAAATCTGATGCGCCTAATGAAGATAAAATAAAACTACAGCAGTTGATATTTGATCAACAAAATAAAGAAATAGAAGCAATAACTTCAAGATGGCAAGCAGATTCAATGTCTGATTCTTGGATGTCTAAAAACGTTCGTCCACTAATATTAATATGGTGTATAGTTGTTTTTTCATTTGCTGGTATATTAGACAGTGTTGAGACAATACCTTTTAATATACATGAAACATGGAATGATACATTTGAAAAAGTAATGATGGCAGTAGTTTTAGCCTATTTTGGCGGACGTACAACAGAAAAAGCAACAAGTATATTTAAACAAAAACAATAAAAATGGCAAGTAATCAACCAACAGAAGCAATAGACGTTATTCCTAACGATACTATAAATATCCCTGAACCAGGAAGTTATTTAAGTGGAACTAACAATGGTGTTGGAACAAATTTAACAGCACCAGCAGGAACGTTATTTCAAGACGGACAAACTAATCCAGCTGCAACAGGATATTCTAATAGAGTAGCACCAGGTGATGTTGTATATGAACCAAGTACTGGCACTTTGGCTCAAGTAGAAAGAGTTGTAAGTAACACTCAACTTAGTTTATCTGCACCAGGATTAACAGGAGGTGGAGCTGCTTTCGATATATATAGAGGTAATGGTGGTTTAGTAAATAATAAACAAGGAAACGAAGGTTTTAGTTTATTTGTAGGAACAGCTGGTGATTTAAACGTTATACCAGTTGGAAGTGAAAACCCTGTAGTATTAAAAAATGTAGGTAACAACTCATATGTTCCTTTACAGGTAATAAGAGTGTTTGCTTCGGGAACTAGTGCTTCAGACATATTAGCATTAAGATAACATGGGATCACCATTATCACTAGCAAACGCACTAGCAATTGATGCGTTACCAATAACTCAAGGTAGCGGTACGCCTGGACCTATAACAAACTTCATTATATTGGAAAATGGAGTAGACCAAATGTTAACAGAAAACAACGCTGATTTAATGATCAGAGAATAAAATAATAAAATGGCAAATATAAAATTTTCACAATTTACTGCAGAAGCAGATATAAATAATTTTGATGATATAGTAGGATATGCAGGAGCAGTTAACACTAGAATTACACCTGCTAATCTAGCTTCTAGTTTAATAACATTATCGGGTGGTCCTTATTTACCTTTAACAGCTGGACCTACTGTGCCTTTAACAGGTGATTTAAATTTAGCAGCTACAAATCCAGCAGCAACGTCTGGTAGTCAAGCTTTAGTTTTTAATGGCGTTGATGATGGTAATAATCCAGTTGTTGCAGCTAAAATATTTACAGTAGACAGTTCTGCAGCGCCTAGCGGTCAAGATCTATCTATTGATGTTGCAGATGATAATGGAGTTCTTCAAAACTATTTATATATTGATGCTTTTGGTCAAGTTGGAGTCAATACCAATGCACCAGGTTTTACTTTAGATGTCTCTGGTAGTGGTAGGTATAGTGGAGCAGTTGTATTTAATTCCGACGTTACTCTTAGTGATGATGTTAAAGATTTAAATAATTTCCCAGGTAATGTTGGGCAAGTGTTGGTTTCAAAAGGTGGTGGTGGCGCAGGTGTTCAATGGGTTAATGCTTATAAATCTATTCAATCATTTGTGTGGACAAACGGTAGTCCAGTTGCTTATGTTAATTTCCCACCACCTCCAGGAACACTACCTACTAATAGTGGTTTACCTTTTGACCCTACGCCATTAGTAGATTATAATAACTTACCAGGTGGCGTAACTGCTTCAGACTATAATTGGACATGTACTAACGCCGCGGGAGGTGATGCTGGTCAAATAGCTACTTTTACATTAGGCGCGTCTGCTCCAGATGGGGTATGGAGAGTAAGTACAGCTAATCATTGGTTTGATCAAAATAGTTTTATTGAAGTAATTGTAGAGTTTGTTATAAATGGAACAGGTATTCAAGTTACTGATGAAAGATCAAATGACGGCGCTGGAGATAAAATATATTATGGAGAATTGTATCAAGAATTTAGTGCAGGTGATACATTGCAAGTATTTGTTACTTTCCAAAATTCATCTACACCAGCAGTAACGCCATTTCCTTCGGCAGCTGGTAATAGACCAATTGAAGTAAACTTTGAAAGAATAGTGTAACTATTTAAATATATACTAATTAAATTAAATTAAAATAAAATGGAAGTTAAAAAATTAACTGATGATCAACTTGAAAAAGTTAATGATCAACAACGTAGATTAAATCAATCTTTAATACAAATAGGTATTAGACAAATTGATATACAAAACCTGGCTAGTATAGTTGAAAAAATTAGCCAAGAAATAGAAAGTACTAAAAAAGAATTAGAAGAAGAGTATGGCGCTGTAAATATTAATTTAGAAGATGGCACTATGCAACCTATAGAAAATAAAAATGAATAGCAATATTAGAAAGATAAGTATTGGATCAGATTATAAAAACGATGCAATGCATTATTCTATAGGACAACAGGTTTATGGTGGTCATGAAATATCACATATTCTGTTTGAGCCTTCAGATAATTCTTATAACATTTATATAAAGAAAGCTGACGAAGTGTTGCCGTGGAAAAAATTTAATTCTAACATGGCTATATCAGTCGAATATGATTTAGAATATTAATGAAAAGCTTATATGATTTTATTGTAGAACCTTTAGGTGATAAATACAATAATGAAATAAAAGTTGGTGATAAAAAACTTATTGTTAACACTAAAATTGAATCATGGACTTTTGTAAATAGACTAGCTAAAGTAATTGAAACACCTTTAGCTTTTAAAACAGATATAAAAAAAGGTGATACTATTGTGATACATCAAAATGTATTTAGAACTTTTTACAACATGAAAGGTAAAAAGAAAGTTAGTAGATCTTGGTTTAAAGATAATTTATATTTTGTAGCTTTAGATCAAATATATTTATATAAAAATAAAAAAGGTTGGAATACTTTTAATGAAAGATGTTTTATTCAACCAATAAAAGATAAAAGCGATTTAACTACTAATAAAGAGCAAAAACTAAAAGGCATACTAAAATACAGTAATTCTAGTTTAAAAAATAATAATATAAACGAAGGAGATTTAGTAGGTTTTAAACCAAATAGGAATTGGCAGTTTTTAATAGAAGGTAAACGTTTATATTGTATGGAATCAAATGATATTGTAATTAAATATGAGCACAAAGGAAACGAAGAAGAATATAATCCAAGCTGGGCAGGTAGCAGTAAAAGAATTAATCAAAGTTGCTAAAGAACCTATTATAGATTATGGTCCTGATATTTCCGCAGATAGACTTAAAAACGCTGCAGCTACAAAAAAACTAGCTATATTTGATGCGTTTGAAATACTTAATCGTATTGAAGAAGAAAAAAATATGTTAGAAGATAAACCAAAGGTTGAAGAAAAAAAGAAAACTAGTTTTAAAGGTTTTGCAGAAGGGAGGTCTAAATAATGTATCAACAAGAATTATATACGATATTAGAAAATTATATTACACCTAGTACTATTAGTAAATATAATAAAAATAAAAAATGGAAGTATGGTTATAATGAACAACATGACATGGTTGTTATTAGTAAAGACGGTACAATAGGTGAAATATATGAAATACAAAATCTTAAAATAGCTTTACCTAAAGCTAAAAATATACATAAGTTTAAAAATAAAAAATGGACTAAGTTTGAATATCCTAAAGTACTAAGTAAAATAAAAAGTGTTTACGATTTCAAACAATATCCAGAAGATTTTAAAGAAAGATGGTATGATTACATTGATAACGAGTTCACAATTAGGGAAGAAGGTTTTTGGTTTTACAACCAAGATGTTCCTACTTATCTTACTGGGACTCATTACATGTACTTGCAGTGGAGTAAAATTGACGTTGGGGCACCAGACTTTAGGGAGTCAAATAGATTATTCTTTATTTTCTGGGAAGCTTGTAAAGCAGATCCACGATCCTATGGGATGTGTTACCTTAAAAACAGGCGTTCCGGGTTTTCATTTATGGCAAGCGGAGAGGTGGTTAACCTGGCAACCATATCAAGTGACAGTAGGTATGGTATATTATCAAAGTCCGGTCCTGATGCCAAGAAGATGTTTACTGATAAGGTGGTACCCATCTCTGTCAACTACCCATTCTTTT